GTATTGGCTGCAATGATAGGAATCTCTACTATGCGTTTTAGTAGCGTTATGCCAAAGCCAGTACCACTTGTCCAGGTAGCGGATGTTACCAAGCTGACTGGCGCTCTTACACCCGTGTCTCCGGCCTTCATTGGAATTGGTTGCATCTGTCCTGCCTGGGGAGCGGATACGACCGCGGCTATTACACCAGCAGATGCTGCTCCTGTGTTTGCATCAGTGTAGTTAAAAGTTGCTGTACCGGATGCTGCGCCTGATGTAGTGTAATTCTCAATCCATGCCTCCACGCCTATTCCGTTGTCCGTGATACGCGCCGGTAAACTTCCAGGAGTTGTAATCGTATATGTTGCTGCTGCAAAGCCCATACCGCCGCAAGCCCATAAACGATCCGCCAAGATAATCACCCCTGGTTGGTTACACATCATGCCAACCTTAGCTAGCCAGTTCTGTACCGCTCCGTTGCTATAGATCATGGCTCCTGCCGTTGCGCTAGAACAGGTATATCCTGAACCCGCCGTGTAAGCAGGAGGGGTTGCTCCGGTCGCGGGATTACCACCGCCCACCCACATGGACAGGAACGCACCAGCTCCCTTGGCTGTATTGGTTGCCGTTTTATAATACTGTATTGATTGCTGAGAATTTAACCCGCTTGCAATGTCGTCTACCGTTGTTATAGCCATAACCTTATCCTATGCTTGTTATTTCTGAGAAATACGCTTCAACAGTCACTGTTTGAGCCGTATTGCCGGTAAACTCAACCTCCAGGTGCATTACACCTGCGCTTACCTCATAGCTCCATTCACCAACCGTATTATTTCCAGAGCCATTGCCGACACTAAATATAGTTTTCCAGTCAGAACCAGCGCTTGCAAGGGTTGGAGTTGCTCCGGTATTGTGAGCAATTAAAACATTAGCAGTACACTGAATTGTCGGTCCTGTTGCGCCATTGGTTATTTTAAATGTAAGAATACCTCCAAGAGCGGTTCTAAGGTCTACACTACCTCTGGCAGTTGAGCCTGACGTATTGGTAGTACCTGCCGTTACTAATGTTCGAGAATTTTTAATTGCAGTTGACATTAGGAGTCCTCATCATCGCTTACATGGCTTTCTATGAAAAGGCTTCCTCCAGCAATATCTGAGCAAGAAAAAACAACAATACTGCCATCATCCTGCCCTATCCACTCTGCATCTTCACCAAGCATATCAATGGATTCTGCTATAGCGGTAGATAACTCTTTTAGAGTTTTAGCAGTTTTTGACGGGTATCTTTTATTACCACATAAATTATCTTTAATTTCTGTTTCCATTATATTTTCCTAGTACCATCGTCATTAAAGATACAAAAGCTTACTTCTTGCTGCTGTATTTTACTTTCAACTACCAACGCGCCTGGATTCACTTGAGTACCTGTTCCGGTTGCAAATATTTGTTCGTAGAAGCTTGCTGGACGTTGTATTGCAAGCTGTACTGCTGCCCATCCTGCGCCAACTGTTGCGCCATTTACTCCGCTTTGTATGCCTGTTAGAGAATCTTGCAAGCCCGCGCGAATATTAGCAAAGCCTGTCGCTATCGTCCCATTTTTAGCAGCAGCACTGAGTATATTTTGCAGGTTGAACTGTTTTCCCTGGCAGGCTAACATATAGTTCATTGCGTCTTGCCCTGCTCCTGCCGCTACTGTTGCCGGTGTGAAATTAGCCCAAATAATAGCATTGTCAATATCAGCGACTTGTGTTGCAGACTTCCACACTTTGAACGTTGAATCGCTGTTTAAGTAATTTGCTATACCCAGTGTATCGGATGCCGTTATCATTGCTGCTACTGCTGGAGTCGATACCAGCCACCCTTGTACTGCTGTAACTTGCGCTGGTGTTAGCATGATTAAGCCGCGTGAGTGATTGTGAATGAATTAAGGGTTTCTGGTGCGGTTGTAGCAAACGTGGTGTTTGTAACAACTACATCGGTTCCAGACGTGCCAACAGTCAAATCACTGATAATATGAGTCGTATTGTCTGACTTTGTAACCCTTGCTATTGCTGCTACACCGTTATTCCCAGGAGTTACAGGGTTAGTCGTTGGTGCGTTCATTGTCATCGCCCCTGCCGATGCTGCTGCCCATATATTACCTGTCCAGGTGAACGTAGCTAATAAAGTTCCGTATGCACTGGTATAGATGTTTAGTTTTGCACCTGTTCCTGCCTGCGTAGTGATAGCGTCAAGACGTGCGTTCTTTGTTGCTGTTAAGAATGACCATGCCATTTTATTTGCCTATTGTTGAGTTGTTACTGGATAAGAAATTGATGATACGGGTAGCCCGTTTTCATCAAATTGAAGTTCACTTTTTCTTGGTAGAGTTGCTGCATGATGAACTTGTGCCATTGCATCATGTAACTTATTAACTGACTCTCCAACATGGCTAAATTGCTCCATAACCTGAGCCATTTGTTGCATCAGCATCATTTGTTGCTGTTCTTTCTGCATGTCAACCTCAGTTAGTTGAGAAGCCTTAATTATTTCCTGTGTTTTTGCATCGGCAAGCCTTGCCTCAGCTTCTATCTTTAGCCGGTTAGAACGGGCCGTCTGCTCATCGGTAAACGCTTTCATTTTCGCCTCATCCTTAGCCTCAACGTCTACGCTCATTTTTTTAATTACCGTATCAAGCTGTTGAATCTGAGCTTGCGCCTGCTGTAGTTGCTGATCTGCCTGCTGTAGATGTTGCTGAATCTCAAGGGGAATTTCTTGCTGTCCTTCTGGCTTGTCCTGAAGTTCAGGAGGAAGGGTTTTTTTAAGTCTCTCAGCCAATTTATCAGCCATAGGAAAGTCTGCCGCTTGCATGATAATGTCTCCTGCAACCTGCATTAATGCTGGATTGCGCGATGCTATTTCACTCAGAGCTTGAAAAGCCTCTTGGCGCTTAGTGCCATAATCTGCGCCAACATCTACGGTTACATCATAACGACCAATGCCTAGGTTATATATTTCAGTTATTTCACCTGTTGCCGGATTCTGTTGCTTAGTTAGTGGCTGTTGTTGCTCAGGGTCAAGCTGTATGGTTTTTTCTTCATTATCTTCGCCGATTATTCGTGCAACCCTAGCCGTGTCGTAAATTTTAGGAATAAGATCGACTAATATCTTTCCGGTAAACTTTAACGCCCTTGCCCGGTTATCGACAAAATGGAATGTTGCTGTTTCACCTTTCTGTTGAACCTTGTTAAGAGCAATTCCTGACTGGTCATTAACGTTTTTCCCAAGCTGTCCATCATACTGACCAGAGGCCATCTGCATGTCTTCGCTAGCTACCTTCATCCCTTCAAGATAAGCTTGACTTGATACTGGAGGAGATACTCTCTGCGGTCTTGGAATAGGGTCACCATTCTCATCCTTATGATTCCAAGGTAGATAAGAATGATTATCTGTATTTGCTGTTGCCCAAAAATCCTTGTATTTCTCGAAAGCTTCTGCTGGCCCATCCCAAGGAATTTTGCTTTGAAGTGCTACAAACTCAGTATTGCTTGAAAGGTTGTAATTGTACATGCGCTGAGCATCTTTCATCTGCCGCGTATGCCCTGTGCGCCATACCTTTCCGTCAATTACCTTTTCATCTCCTACTACTCGGACAATAGGTATATATTTTCCAAGCCATTCCTTTTCTTCTATGATCTCGTCACCGGCAATCATGCTCCATTTGACAGTTTTATTTACTTTTGTGCGCTTTTGACCTGTTTGTTCGTTTGTGATTGTTTCTTTTGATTCTACAGTGCGTATGTACTCAGCAACCCTGATTGTTTCCTCAGTTTTCCATGAATTATCAATGTCCGGTCCCCAGGTATCAGTTTTATACTTTGCGTCAGGATATTTAGCTGTAAACTCGCTTTTCTTCATATCCTCGAAGACGAAAGCATAGGCTGAATCTGAGCCATCAAACTCCGAGCCTTCATCCATGTACACGTTTAAAGGATTACGTACTGACTTTATGTATATTTCCTGGTTGAATCCATCATCGCTTTCATAATCGGTTATTACTCGCCAATAGCCCAAGCCTGCATCTACAGCAAATTCACTTGCTATATCGTAAGCTGTGTCAGCACTGCTATTTTCTTCAATATGTCTGATTATTCCGTTAAGGACTTCTGCTGTTTCCTTGTCCGCGCCATCATCCACAGGCTTAACTACTATCCTAGGTTTATTCTGTCGTCCTTCGTTAATGATCTGCCGGTTATGCTGCTTTACCTTGTTTACCGTGATACATGGCCTACCTTCCCTATCCCTGGAATCCCGCATATCATCATCCCACTGCCAGCCATTGTCACTATCAGCGTTAGAGAACTTTAAATCTTTAACCCACAAAGCCCTATTTGCTGCCTCTGCTTCTTCAAGTGATTTGAATCTTTCATGCGCTTCCTTTACAAGGTCTTTATCTTTCATCTTATCTCATCCAGCTTGACTTATTAGGTCTATGGGTTAATTTAGGCTCGTATTTCAGTGTGACAACCTTGTTTGCTTCTGCTCTCCTTGCGCCTTCAAGAGCATAACGACAATTTTTAACCAATATACCATTAGCAAAATATTCGTGGTGGTTTTCAACAGTTAGATTGTAAACGTCTCTTTTTGTCTCTTGCTCTAAATGCTTTTGCTTTGCAGTTGGCATGACAATACTTATCACGTCCGCCAATCGCCCTAGCCATAAACTCTTTTCCGCATATTTCACAAAGTTTCGCAATGGGAACATAGTTTTTATATGCGATCGCACCAATTTTTTTATGGAACTCTTTGCCTTCATCGCTTGAGTGCCATTCTTTAGATAGGTGTCTAACGCTATCCAACCATTTGCTCTGCTTATCTCGCCTGTCGTTGTTAAAGTGCTTATTGACATGGTCTTTTGCGGTAATAAGCTCAAGATTGCTGATGTCATTATTTGCAGTATTCCCGTCAATATGGTGGATATGATGCTTTTTGCCAGCCGGTATTTCGCCGTTTGTATGCTTCCAAACTTCACGGTGTAAAATTTTTGGACTCCCATTTTTCCTTGATAATCTGAAGTAATCCCTGTCAGATGATCTAGTGCTTTCAGGATACCTAGCGTAGGTTTCGCCATTAAACTCTTGCTTCTCTGTAACTGCCATTTTGTATACTCCAAGTCTATTAATAAACTATCATCATATCGTATAGTATTGGAATAAAAGAAATCTTTCTTGCTATCAACCCATATTTTATGATCTGGCGTACACCATAGCCCATCAATGTTTATTACTTCCTGATTTATTCCGGTAATGCCTGCATCAATAACGCGCCGGTATCCTGCTCTTGTTAATACCTCGTCTCCTATCTGTACGTCCTTAATCTTTTTAAATCCATTTCGCATAGAAATCAAAGAGTTACCTTCTATGCAGGCGTCTATGACGTGATTGTCTTTATCCTCAAGCAGTGGCAGTATATCACCCGTAAGTTTGTCTTCTTTATAGCTGTAATATGTTAGTTCGTCAATTGTATGAACGCATCTTGGGTGAACGATAATATCAAACGACTTAAGCCACTCTATTCCATCTTCAATACTTTTTGGCCCTTTCACTGCTGACCTTATCTTTGGGAATCCATTTTTCTGCATGTGTGATATTGTTTCTGGCCTAGCGCTGTCTGCCGTGATTGGCCATTTTTCAGCATCAGGAACGCTCATAAACAATTCTGGAAGGTTTATTATTTCACATCCGACTCGGTAAGCTTCGTAATCAATATATAAATTATTACCGTCAATACTACATCTAATAAGAACAGAAGGGTCAACAGCAAAGCCCCAATCAGCGCCCAGTCGATATATTGTTCCATCTGGTCTAGTAAAATCTTCAATTCGCCAATTTCTAAAAACTCTAGCTTCACTATTTTGCCTATATTTTCCAAGCCATACATGATTATATTTATCAATGTCTCTGCGCTTGTCATATTCCAGTTCTTGCTTAAGTTCATCAGGGAACCAAGGATTATCGCAATAATTAGCTTCTATAACTATGGCGTTTTCTGGTGGAGTGTCACCCCTAAGAAGCGCATCGATTGGGTCAGTTGCCAAGTTAGGATTCCAGCTAGCCCATATCTCAGAGCCTGGCTTTCTAAAAGTTGGCCTGGCTATTGTCAATGACTTATTGCTTATATTCTGTGCTTCTTCAAGCCATAATATGTCGAAGTCTTCAAGTGATTTAATACTGTCGCTGGTATGTGATTGTAAGCCGGTAAAGATGGCAAGGCTTCCGTTTCTAGCCTTGATACAGTCCTCTTGAACGATAAACATAGGCCCTACTTTCATCTGCTCTATTTTAAGTTCTAGCAGGTGTTTAACAGATTGTTTTAATGATTTTTGTATCTCTCTAGCGCAACATATCCTTGTTGGCTTCTCAATCATCCTCTCTATGGCAAGCTCAGCAAAGAAATGAGATTTTCCGCTACCCCTGCCTCCATAAATCCCTTTATACCTACTTGGATATAACAGAGGCTTAAATACTCGCGGGGTGCGAATGTCAAGAATCATTTATCGTCGATGATAGTGCGCGTTATTTGCTCAATAACAAGATCGCCTGTAACTGTTATGTCCTTGGGTAGTATCTTGCCTACAAGTGTCATGAATGGTCCAGGATTATCTATTGCTTGCTGAGCAAGATAAGCTCTTCCGCCAACGTCCTGTAGAGCGCCCTCGATCATTTCCTTTATCATTATCGTAACTTTAGCCTGAGAACCTTTTGGCCTACCTGGACCTGGCTTTGTTAAGTCAAGATTATTAACTGGTGCTGGATTGCCTGCCATATATTTTCGGTTTTTAAATTTATTAAACAGTGTTCAATTAATTGTTAAAAAAAAGCTTAACATATAGTTAAGCTTAAATCAATTTATAGCATAAATGCTTATTTTTTCAAGAAAAAATACTATATTTCAATTTCATATAACCATTCTTTAACATTTGCTCCTTCAACTTTAGAGTACATCTTTGAACTTTTCCATTGAATTGACTGGCAGTCTAACGACTTTGCTAATGTTATCACCTGTTGCATGTTAATTTCAATTGGATCCCCATTAACAGAGTATGAGAGGATAATAAACAGCACCCCTTTATCATTTTCCTCGTCAACGTCTTGGCTTACGACTAAAATCGTGTCATTGCTCATGTAAAGTTCTGTGAAGCCATTTAACAAGCCAGCCCCAATCTGCCTTAAAGTGAGTGACAATGGGTATTTTTTATTTACCTCATCATAAGCGTTTTTAATGCTTTGAAAGTTATAAACAGGGTCATGTTTAATCAATAACGACTCACTCATTGTATCGGTCTCATATAAAATTGTGCTGGATATACGGTCACAGGAACTGACCGCTGTTGATAACTTGGCATTTGCACAATAGGCCTTCCGTATGCGCTTTTAATACGATCATCTGATTCCCTTATTTCTTCTTTGCGCTCATTCCAGTATTCGTTGTTAATCTGCTGCTGTTGTAGGCTTATCATCTCGTCCATTCTGTCAGTATATTCATCTGCCGATGCCATACCGACTAAGCCCATTGCAAGTATTAATGCAATGACTGTAAACGACATTACAATAACTGCAACATCTATTAAATTTGTCCAAAAATATTTATTCATTTCATGCTCCAATTTTGTTTAAGTTTTAATTTAGTATGTCCCGCGAACCATCTGAGCAGACAATGTAATCGCTCTTTGTCCTACATCTTTATGCCATTTGCTATCAAGCATCTCCCCTGCTGCGCCTTGCCAATCTCTATCATCCAGGCATTTAAGCATTTTCTTGAACTTAAGAAGCTTTACTATCCCAAGGTTAAAGCACATATTAATTAATACATCCTGCCTTGCCTTAGTAAGAGAATCAAACCATTCAATATTTGATTCAAGTTCTTCCATGACCTTATTCACACAAATATTAAGAACTCTAATCGCTTCTGTTTTTGACATCCCCCAACGGTAAAAATAAGCCAACTCAATAGAAGAAAGATTTGCCATATTGCTGCTTAAATTATACCCATATCCAATTGTATCAACTCCATTTGTGTCTTTGTAACAGTGCTTTCTATAGCCCTCGTGTATCTTTAATTGCTCAATTAATCTATCCATTTACCATCCCCTTTATTTGCATCATAACGGCCATTAACAAAGCCTTTGTGTCATCTTCTGTAATAGCCATTCTAATAACGTCAACATGGCCTGTATCACCGGGATTGAATTTAAAATGTATTTGACTATGCCCTTCTACGCTAACGCTTACTTTTATCATTTCTTTACCTGCAATTTTCAAAGTGCTTACCCTTGCTTATTTGCCTTTATAAAGTTCTACTAAATTTTCCACTTGATTAATCCTATCTAATTAATAAAAATACCAGGACTATGTTTCCCGCATGTATTTCTATACCCATCTGGTGTTGGTGTTCCACATGTAACCTTATCCCAGCATCCGTCCTCATCACAAACACAAACAATCGAATCAATTCTTTTACATTCTGGGCATCCGATCACAATATCATCAGCATCAAATGGGTTCTTACCTCGCAAAAGTTCGTCGTCCTGGCCTCTCCAATTGCATCGACGCTCACTACATTTAACTTTTTTAGTAATGTTATTTTCCATAAATTGCCTAATATTTAAATCAACTGGTACGCGGCCATAATCATATTTATTTACAATTAAAGACTTGCCTATTCTTGGTTGAATTACTCGAATTACACGTCAAAGCGCATCCCTCCTTTGTTCTTTCCCAGCGATCCTTTAAAAGCGAATCCGCCTTATCCTGGTATTGCATATTAACCGTAGCTGGTTCAATAAAAACGTAACAGGCAAATAAATAAACCAAAATCCCGATTGTTACTGTTATTTTTCTCATTGTATTTTCCTTAAAACGGAATTTGCGAGTAAAAACCATCATCTGTAGGCGTATTCGATCTACCAGCTGCTCTATCCTGCTGGCTTGGCTGATACATGCGTTTTGGCTCGTCAGCTACTGTAGATTTTTTATCTGTCAAGTCAATTGTATTAACTGTCACTCTGAGTGACTTTTTGTCAATTCCATCGGTTCCCTTATATTCGTTTTCTGAAAGTTCTCCTGATATAAAAACTCCAACTCCTTTTTTCAGGTATTGCACTAATAAACCTTCTGCCCGTTTTCCAAATACAGAACACTGTAGCCAAAGTGTTTTCTCGTTGTCTCCATATCCTGTATTCGTTGCTACCGTAAAGTTAAGCACAGCGCCTCCTGATGAAAGATGCCGAACCTCTGCATCGCGTCCTAATTTTCCTGTAAAACTCATTACATTGCTCATTTTTTTGAATCCAAAAGTTTTATTACATGAAGTGATATTTCATAGCTGATTCTTACTGCGCCAATCAAGAAGATTATCGTAAAAATAATCAGTTTTGCTATGGGATAAAGTCCGTAAAGTATGATAGATAAGTCTTTCATATTATTTAATAATTAATTTTTTACTCCATATTCCTCATCAATTTTATAAATCATCCTTCCGTTCTTGTGTAAATAACATATTAAAGATTCTCCATCATTCAAATTTCCTAATCTGTTATAAAACATTCTAGGGCTGACCAAATCATAATCATCATCGAATTTAGATAAAAAATAAACTCCATTATCCGTATCTGCCTTGTAATATCCCGATTCCATTTTATTTCTCATTAGGTTTATGTGTATATTAGTTTAGCCATTTGCTAAGTAAAGTCAAGTTATTTTTCTTTGTATACGAATGAATATGCTAAAAGCTGCGCATCTGTTTCCTCCATAATACTGTCATTCATGATAATTCCAACACGCTCAATAAAGTCATGATTATCCTCACTAGGGTCATGCCCAATAAACTCTAAAAATTCTGTATCTGTCATAATTTTTCAATCTGCACAATTATCTTTCCGCCCTTAACATTAGGCATCCGAATCAGCGTCAGACGGTCGATCTGGCTATCGTCATCCCATACCCTGGCCTTGGTTAGTGAGTCGCATAAAAGTTTCTCACAATTAGCTATATCTCGCTTTCTACGGTCTGGTGGAAAGATTTGCATACAAACTGCTATACGCCCCATAATAGGATTGACCGATCTAGCCCCTTGAGCGTATGTAGACACCGCGATAATGTCAATGTAGGCTCTAGCTATTGCTGACAAAATAACTCGCCCAGAAACTGCTCTGTAGGCCCTATTTAGAGATGGCGGGTAAGGAAGGATAAATTCTTTAATTCCAGACATTTTTTGATCTCCATTCCATAACTTCTTGGATAAAGTCGCACATAACAACTCCACATGAACCATGACGGTTTTTCTCAATAATTATTTCAGGGCTTTCACCTTCCGGCCTGTATAGCATCAGGATATTGTCGGCTTCCTGTTCTATTACTCCTGAATCCCTAAGGTCGGTCATCACTGGCCTTGGATTAGCTCTGCTTGCTCCTGATCGGTTAAGCTGAGCCAATAAAATTACTGGGGTCTCTATCATTTTTGCCAGGGATTTTATTGCAGTAACCGTCTCTCCAACTTCGATATTTTTATTATGCTGTGACTTTTCTGGCTTAATCCGCGTAAGGTAGTCGATTACAATTAAATCCAAGCCACCGTTAGACTTCCATGCCCTTGTCATCATAGACATCTCGTTTGCCGTGATAACCGC